GATCATCCAGCTCGAATGCGGGTCGACGATCGGCCTGAAGACCTACGATCAGGATCTCGACGCTTGGGCCTCCGCCGAGGTGCATCGCATCTCTTGGGACGAGGAGCCCAACACGCCGAACAGCTCCGAACTGCGCTCAGAGGCGCGGGCCCGACTGATCTCCACGGGCGGCGAGGAGATCATCGGCATGACTCCGCTGCTCGGCTATTCGTGGGTCTATGACGACGTTTGGCTGCGTCGCGGGGAGGAGGGGATCTCCGTCGTCACGATGACGATGGAGGACAACCCCTACAACTCCCGCCAGGCGATCAAGGAGTTCGAGGCCGGCCTCTCCGAAGACGAGAAACGGATGCGCCTCAAAGGCGAATTCGTCCACGTCGGCGGTCTCGTCTACCCGGGCCTCTCTGATTCGCACTTCGTTAAAGAACCGGACAAGGAGCATGTCCAGTCTCAGACGGTCTACATCGGGATCGACCCCGGTATCCGGACCACTGCGGTCGTCTTCGTCGCCTTCGATGGCGACAACTGCTCCTTGGTCTTCGATGAGCTGTTCCTGCACGACGAGAACGCCATTCCCGAAAACGCTGCGAAAGCGATTCGGGACCGGCTCAGCTTCTGGGAAATAGACCCCCGCCACTTCCTGATCGACCCCGCCGCGCGCAACCGCTCGCTGACGGACGCGCGCAAAGTCCAAGAGCTGTACCGCCTCGCCGGCATTCCGGTCTTCCCCGCCCAGAACGACGTGGAAACGGGCGTCTTCGAGGTCAAGCGACGGTTGGAGTTCGACCTTCTCTATATCTCGGAGGAGTGCCGCAAGCTCCGCTACGAGCTCGAGCGTTATCGGATCGACCCGAAGACAGATGGTCGCTTCGCGGTGCTCAAGCAGGACGACCACGGCTGCGACGCCCTGCGCTACGTCTGCATGGCCCGCCCGACCGCTCCGCTACCGAGGGCCGAGCCGCGCCGGAACCGGCAGCGCGGATGGGTGCCGGGGACGGCCCCACCTGCCGCTGACATGAAACGTCGCGAACTCGTTTCCCCAATGGGCAAGTTCGCCTGAGAAAGGAACCCATGCGCCTAGTCGAAAAGCCTCTTCCCCTTGCCCCGCATGCCTGCCTCGTCACGGGCCGCGACGATGGCGAACTCGTCGACTTCGAAGTCGACGTGATGTGCAACGAACCGCCCCACGCCTACCTCAAGCGCGAGGTCATCGAAGCCGCCGCAGCGGAGCTGGGGATGGTCAAAGGCAAGGACTTCGAGGAGCTGAAGGCCAAATTCGAAGCCCTCAGCCAACAGCTTGACGAAGCAATCGACTCCGTGAACCTCGCTGCCGAGTTCGAGGAGAAATTCAGAGAAAGGATCACCGTCTAATGCCCACCACATTCATACTCAACCCAGGGAGTTCGGCCACGTTCTCGAACCCCGTCCGCAAGATCGAGGTCTTCACGGGGGAGCTCACCGTCCACCAGGGCGACACACCAGCGACCGTCAAGGCCGGAGAGGTCTACGACGGAGGCAACCGAGCCCCGCATGACGTCTACTCGCCCGACGGGGCCAACTACGCCGTGACCTTCTCTGATGAGGCGCTACCGACGGAGACCGTTGCCTCGGTTCCGGTTACAGGTGCCGTCAACACTAAGAAGCCGCGCAAACGCTCGACCTCCAAGAAGTAAATGGGCCTGATCGAACAGCCCAATGCCGCGACCTCTGCCAAGAACGCTGGCAGCGTCGTCGAAGTCGAAAAAGAAAAATCGACGGAAGTGGCGGCTGCCTATGGGAGCAGGGTCAGCCTGACCTTGACCAACGATTCCGAAAACACGATCTACGTGTTCAAGGGCGAAGGGGCCACGGTCGGCAAAGGCATCCGCCTGAACAAAGAAGGCGGAGCGATTGTCATCGATGACTACACGGGGATTGTGACGGCGGCGGCGAAAACGGCCAAATCGAACCTCTGCGTCTGTGAGGTCTGACGCCGCATGACCGTAGCCCTCATCCAGCTACCGCCCGACAAAACGCTTCAGGCGGTAGAAGCTCCCGTCGAAAGCGAATCGCTGACCGTCAAGGCGTTGGCTGGGAACTCGGGGAACGTTCGCGTCGGCACTCGAGCTGAGATAGAAGCCGATACGGGTACGGTGCTTGCTGCCGAGGAAACAGCCGTCCTTGATCCAACTGCCGAACCCTCCTATCGCTGCGAATACTCCGAAGACGGCATCGCCTGGGTGGCTACCTGATGGCCTGCCGCAAATTCACGGAAGGCTCCAAAGTGCTCTGCAAAATCGGGGCTTGCGGAGTCACGGGAGCAGTTTCCTTCGCTGCCTTGGTGAAGCTCGATGGCACGGTCAAACACGTCAAAGAAGAAGTGCCGATCGAAGAATTCAACGAAGAAACCGAAGAATGGGAAATCATCGGCTACGAAACCATCGAACGTGAAGAAGCGCCTGGCCTCGAACGCGGTTCGATGGTTTCGGCTCTCGACTCCGCAAAAACGAACCCAGGGAGCTTCTACGACTTCCAAGTAGAGGGCGGCAAACTTGAGATATTCCGCAGCGGGGCCTCGCGGGAAATCGAAGTCAAACCCTACGGCGACATCTGGGCACTCTTCTTCGGAACCAAGACTGGGGGCGAAGCGAAAGCCAAGCTCTACGCCTATCGCTTCGACACGAAAACGCTGGTCGGACCGGTCGAAGGAGTGGGCGCGATCAAAGACGCGGCGGCCAACGTCGGTGGTTTCATCAACCTCGGCCAGTGGGGTAGCGGGGAACAGCTCCGTGGCCTCGGCGCAGCCTTGGCAGTTTGGTCGAAAGTCCTAACCAAAACTGAAATCGAAGAACTGACAGCAGCCACCTACCTCGAACAGTGGCTCACCAAGACACCGGTTGGCTACTGGGACTTCCGCCAGACTTCGCTCGCCGAAAAAGTCCTCGATCAAACCGGCAACGGTGCCGATCAGATCGAACTAGCCGGCACCGAACTATCAGCTGAGAAACCGCCGATTCCCTACACGAAAGCCGAAGCCGAAGAAGGCAAAGGCGGTGGTGGATCCAGTGGAACCAACGGCCGCGCGCTCTCTCGCTGTTGCAACCCGATCGTGAATCCATGACGACGATCATTCTCGCTTTCGTCGTTCTGGCGTTGCTCGCGCACCATGCCTACTCAGCGAAGCAGTGGCGGCAAGAGCGCGCGGAACTCCTTCAGCGAATCCAAGCCCCCGAGATCGCAGTCTACGAAAACGCCAAGGAGCAACGTGAGGCCCCACCAAGGATCGGCTTCGAAAACGACAGCGCTTTCCTCGCCGCTCGAGACCAGCGAAAGATGAGAGAAGCCGATGGCGGTAACTGAGCTGGCCGAAAAAGCGCTGGAAACGCTCAACCCGGCCAAGAAGAAGATCCCCGCCGACGTCGAGCGGAAGATCAAGCGCGGTCGGGAACGGCTGAACCAGGTCTCACCCCGCAGGAAACTCGCGGTTCAGTTCGCAAACGACGATCACTACGGCGTTCTTTCTGAAGATGGACTGAAAATCACGAAACAGTCCACCGTGGCTGTCTCGATGGGTGGCACGAAGCCCGACCACCGCGTGCGTCTCTCGCGTCCCCTTCTCTCTCCTGCGATCAAGTCGAAGGTCGCTGCCGCCACTCAGCGGCAACCTGCTTACGAATGCAACCCCTCAACGAACGACCCTGAGGACATCTCGGCGGCCAAACTATCCAACAAGATCGCCACCGCCGGCTACGAACTCTGGGACCTGAAGCGGGCCCGGAAAAAGCTCGTCTGGAACGCGCTGGTGACCGAGGAAGGATTCGCGGCCGCCTACTGGGACTCGACGGTAGGCCCCTACGTCGAGATCGCCAAGCAGGACCCCGAAACCGGCGAGCCTGTCCTCGACGCTGAAGGCAACCCCGAAACCGAAACCGTGGGCATGGGGGAGGTTCGCATCGAGATCTACTCGGGGCTGGAGGTCGGCTGGGAGCCGGGTGTCGACTTCGAGAAGTCGCGCTATTACTTCATCACCCACGCGCGGCCGATTGAAGAGGTCGAAGCCGAACCTGAGTTCGAAGGCGGCAAGCTCAAGCCCGATGCCAATGCTGATTCGATCACCGGGGAGAAGGG